GTTCACCAACTTCATCCGGGATACCCCGGAGCGGCAGCGGTGCTACGACACGGCCAAAACCTATGCAGACAGCTTTCCACAGCGCGCAGAGCGCGGCGAGGGCCTCTACATAGAGGGGACCTACGGAACCGGCAAAACGCACCTCGCGGCCGCCATCGCCTTGCAGCTTATAGGCTGCGGCGTCCCGGTCGTCTGCAAGACGTCCGGCGACCTGCTGGCCGACATTAAGGAGGCTTTCGACAGCGGAGACGCCACCGAGTACGAGATACTCAAGGCGTACAAAACGGTCGATTTGCTCATTGTGGATGACCTCGGAAAGGAACAGTGCACAGAATGGAGCGTGAGCACCCTGTACTCCATTCTCAACGACCGGTACGAGGATATGAAGCCGACCATCATCACGACGAACTACAACGCCGACGAGCTGGTGCGAGCCCTCACCCCGAAAGGCGGCGACGGCACGAAAGCCCGGGCCATCATAAGCCGCCTGCGGGAGGTCTCGACGGTCATCACAATGGCATGGGCCGATTACAGAGCAGGAGGAGGCAGACGAAATGCCTGAATTGAGACAGGAGTATTTGGATATTCTCGAGAAGCGCGAGTGGGGCGTCAGCAGCTACACCGACGACGGCCGCGTGGAGCTAGAGTGGTGGTCACCGGCCGGAGAAGATTTCTTAGTCTGCGTGAATGTCGAGAACTTCCCGGACGAGATTCTGCGTTATTCGGACGACTTTGATCTGGATGAGCACATCGAAATGTGGGTTGAGGCGAGGGCGAACGGCGGACGGGATATTCCGTGCGCGCGGATTCTTGTCAAAGATGCAGAGGACATCCAAAAAGAACTTGACGAGCTCGCATTTGAATTACAGGAGGCAGAAAGAAAATTATGACTTACAGGTATTACAGCACCCTCCGCCCGCTGATGGTGGGCGGCATCCCGTTCCCGAAACAGCCCGGAGAGAGCATTACCACAATCGTCAACTTCGAGGAGGGCCGGACGTACTGCAAGGACATCGACCGTCCCGCGTGGGGTTACATCGAGTACACCGCACCGCTCGACCCGCAGCAGGTCTCGGACTACGAGCTGGTGCTGGCACCGGAGGAGAACGGCCATGAGTGACGTGAAAATCAAGGAGCTGGACAAGAGCCTCATTCATCGGGCGAACAGCAACAGCATGAGCGGCCAGCGCGGCGACATTTCGGCCCACGAGTACGAGGTCTACTGCCAGAAAGTTATGAGCTGGAACATCCCGGACAGCCGCAAGCAGAAAATCGTGGACCAGATTTATACCCGGTGGAGCGAGCAGCTCCGGCACGAGGCAGCCCATGTGAGCGTCGCCGTCGCAGGACCGGCGCGGTACAACGCAAAGAAGCTGGACCACAGCGACACCATTCTCCGCCTTTCCTCTGAGTTCGTGGAGTGGTTCAACGGCCTGCAGGAACAAGTCTGGCAGGGCCGCATCGAGGACAAGGACGCCAAGGAAATTGCCCGGCTGGTCGATGACATCAAATTCTGCATCGAGCGGCCGACGCTTAATCCTACCGCGAGCCTGTGTGAGCTCGCCAACAAGGACCCGGAGCTCTTCATGGAGTATTACGAGAAGCTCCATGAAAAGTACCGCTGGCGTAAGAACAGCGTCATCGCCAAGCTCTACGCGGCCGGGAAAGAGGGAAAACTCGCAAACCTGAACCGGCAGAAGTTTTTCGAGGACGAGAACCTCGTCGCCTACACGATGGGCGACCGGGCATACATTAAGTTCGTCATGAAGCCCCGGCAGCAGCTTATCGTTGCGCTCAAGAGCCGGAAATGGTGGTGGAACAGTAACGAGGAGGCATGGAGTACCTACCTCGACAAGCTGGACAAAGAGTGGGTGCAGAACATCAGCACCCGGTACGCCGACTATGTTTGAGGAGGAAATCAGAGAATGAAATCGTTTACATTGGATTTGCTGCACTCGGATGAAGAAGTTCATTACCGTGACTACCGCATCAATGGGCACAAATTCGCATTCGACCAGATTCAATACAACAAGGGCGGGCCGCACAACATGGAGAGAATCGCTGTTCCTGTTATCAGCAAGAGCGATGGAAAGCTTGTGGCAAACCTCGAGACCGCAGTGATACTCGTAGAGTGCGGAAACATCTACCATTATCTCGACAACGGCTTTGCAGTCCGCCTGAGTGACACCCAGATGGTGACTGTTGCAAACGAAATATTGAAGAAGCGCGCAGAGGTAAGAGGGACCGGCCTCAAGACGCTTTCTGGATGGCGGGAAAGTGGCCTGCCAAGCGTTGAGGACTACCTCGAAGTGGGGGACAAGGTTGACGGCGAAATGCTGGACTATTTTTTGAATGTTCTTCCTCCTCGTACAAACCGCGCAGGCTTGCTGCAGGCAGGCGGAGAAATCAGCACCGCAAAAAACATCGGCGGAGGCTGGCTCCCAACGCACCTGACGTTCAAGCAGCAGGGCGGCACATGGCGGTACGCCGGACGGTGCTTTGCGGGCTCTGCGGAGCCGGTTCAGGAGTACCAGTCCTCACTCGAGAGGATGATGCTTACGCGCTGTAAGCAACTGGGGTGCATCGCGCAGGAGGTTGAAGCCTGATGGACTACAAGGACAAAATCCGAAAGCTCCTCGCCCTCGCAAAGAGCCCGGAACCGGAGGAGGCAAAGCTCGCCCTGCTCAAGGCCCGCAAGCTCATGGCGGAGCACAAGCTCACCGAGAGGGACCTCGAGGAACGGAACACGACGGTCATAAAACGAGCCATCGGCGAGACGTTTTCCAAGAAAGCAAACTCGTGGATGGACCCGCTCTCAATCATTATTGGAGAAAACTACTGCTGCTCAGCGTTTCGATGCAAGATTAGCGCAAAAACAACCGTTTGGCACGTCGGATTCATCGGTTTAGAGGGCGATTTTGAAATCTGCGTAAAGATATTCCGGTATGCGGTCCGGTGCGTTAAATCGGAGCAGAAGAAGCTCCGCAAACAGCACCGGGACTATTACACACCGCAGGAGATTGCAAAAATCTGTGATTCCTACGGTTATGGGTTCGCCAGAGGCGTATACGAGGCGTTCACAAGACAGAATGAGGAAAATCAAGAATATGGCCTTGTGCTGAAAGTTCCGAAAGAGGTCAAAGACGAGCTCGAAAAGATTGGACTGCCGAAAGAGTTCAAAAAGACGCCCCAGCCAAAGACGGTTGGAGAGCTCGACGCAGCATGGCGCGGCGTCGAGGATGGCAGGAAGTTCGACCCGTCGAACAAGCTGAAAGAAAAGAAGCAGGAGGCATAACCAACATGGCAAGTACGAAGTTTGAAGTCTCAATGGAAATTTTCAAGTTTCAGGGAGAACCGGATGTCAGCGTCACGCTGACCGGTAAGAGCCCCGCAGAGCTCAACACCGCGCTCAAAACGCTCGAGACCATCGCCAAGACCACGACGCTGTACAATGGCGACAGCGCGCCGGAGGCGGAAAAGAGCGTCACCAGCGAGCCGAAGCAGGCAGCCCCGGTAGTTTCCACGGCGGATAAGAAAGCCCCCCCCAAGAAGCCGGTAAGCTGGCTCCCGCCCGTCGGAGCAAAGGGCCTCATGCTCCTGCGCTGCCCGAAATGCAAGAACGAGTTCGTACAGTTCTTGCGCGAACCGCAAACGACCAACGAGTGCCGGAAGTGCGGCGCGAAAATCCCGCTGGACGCGCTGGCGCGGTTCGAGTTCACCTGCCCGGACTGCAAGAAAGTGAGCTACGGTCGGACGAACGTCGAGGACGCCGAAATCGCAAACGAGAAGTTCTCCTGCGTTTGCGGCCGGAGCATCCCGAAGCTCACGTGGAACCCGGCCAAGCGTTGCTATACGACGTGAGGAGGGCCGGATGATGAAAGTGCTTACACACAACATCCAGCAGGAGCGTGAGGACCAGCGCGACCGCTCCGCCCAGCTCTTTATGTGGTGCATCGTCGTCTCCATGCACCAAGACGACGGCATTGGCGCGTCCCGCCTCCTGCGGGCGTGTAACGAGATGGACGCTTTTGAGAAAAAATACCAGACGGCCATCCTCTACGGCAGCAGCAAGAATGCAACGGACGCCATGAGGGAGAACCTCAAAGGAATCTGTGATTTTGAGGTCCGGCTGCCGGTTGACCGAGCTCCGAGAGGACGCCGGGAGGAGCAGCTCCGCATGGCAAGCAATCAGGGCGCAGAAATCGCGTGGCTCGTTATGGCTGCCACCTGCCACGAGACGTTTGGCTACGGGAAAGACCGGCTGGCGCGCCTCAAGCAGAACTCCATGAACAACTACAAGCAGTACCTCGAGTGGGAAAAAGAGGATAAGGACCTCGCTCTCGACCGTCTGCGCAGATGCGTACAGGACGCCCTCAAAGAGGACCTCCGCGTCACTGACACCGACGACCGTAAGGGGATGCTTTCGACCCCGGGCAGAGGCCCCAGCGTCTACGAGACGGCCGCTGTCTACTCGGAGATATTCAGGAGGGCCAGAGCGGGACGGGCGGTGGCCCCGCTCGCGGTATACAGCGCAGCAAAGTACGACGAAACCATGACGGCCGCCCGGAAACGGGCCAGCGTTATGCTCGGCTTATGACTATCTGCCCGAAAGAGTGCCCGGACAGACACCCGGGATGCCACGACCATTGCGAACGGTATGCGGAGAACAAGGCGGCATACCAGAAGATGAAACAGGAGTACGACGGGAGCGTCCGAAACCCATACTGCCGTAGGTGGACGCACCGGGCCATCGTGCGCAGTTTCAAGAAGAAATTCAGGTAAAGGAGTGGTGACTATGTACGAGGTTCTTTTAGAGCTTGACGACCTGCTGGAAACCTTAACTTGCTGGCTTTCCTTTGCGGCCGTCGCCTTGTCAGTAATAGTTGTTGCGGCCTATGTATGGCACAAGGCCGCCGAGCAGAAAGCAACCCGGGCGGAGCCCCGGAAAAGAAAGGATGGGATGACATGAAACAGAGCGAAAAGCTCACGCAGCTCCTCGAGCTTATGCAGGCAAACCCGGAGCTCCCGGTCATCCCCTGTGTAGATGGGGATGTGGTCGGCGGCGACGAGTATTACTGCTGGCTTGGCTCATGGGGAGAGAGCGCGGTTCAGGAGTTCATCATCGGCAAAGAAAGAACCTACTACCGGGAGGACGACATTTGCGAGATGAACGACGTTCTCTACGAACGCTATGACCCGGAGCTGGTTGACAACATGACGGATGAGGAGACGCGGGCAGCATACAATGCGCTCCCGTGGAAGAAAGCCATCTTCGTCGATGTCCACCAATACGAGGAGGAACCGGATGCCGAGGTATGATGTGTTCCTTGAGGGTAGGACAGAGAACTCCACCTGCTACTTCGGCGTCGCAGTCATGGCAGACGACCAAAAAGAGGCAGAGTACCTCGGACACGAAGCAGGGCGGAAGAAACACCGCGAGTGTGACGAAATCGAAGTCGTCAGCGTAAGACTAAGACAGGCAGGAAAGCGGAGGCTCTGCCAGTGTGTTCCACTCAAAGAACGTGCTCTAAATCTTGTAAAGGAGGCTATCACGAATGGCAGAAAAAAGGCTCGTTGACGCCAACGAACTGGAAGAAAAGGCCATCTACATCACCGGGCCGAAGGGCTCTGCGTGTCACGCGGTTCCACTCGGGCTGATTCAGGCGGCTCCGACCGTTGACCCGGAAACGCTGCGGCCCACGGCACACATCATCCGTGGATATGTACCAGAAACCAAAGACGGTGTGTTCTGCGATGGCTGCAATCATTGTCTTGGCTGGGAGTACGGTGCTCACGTTATCGGGTATTTCAAGTATTGCCCCTATTGCGGGGACAGACTTGAGGACGAAACGGAGGAATTGTCGTGAGCGAAAAACGTATGGTCTACGCGGAGGACGTAATCCAGAGACTCCGCGACCTTGCCTCGGAAATCCTGGGCGGATGGTATAACCCGGACATGGAGAACGAGGTGGAGCAGCTTGTTTGCGTTGTGGAAAACACCCCGACGGCAGCAGATTTACCTCATTGCGATGGAGAGACAGCCGATGGAAATGAGCAGTGGCACGATGCTGAATCTGACCCTCCACGGTTTGAAAAAGACCAATACTGGTTAGGCCCGTTTCTTGTGACAGACGGATTTTGCAAACCGTTCGAGGCGTACTATCATATTGAAAATTTCAGAAGTGTTAAAACAAAGCTGTGGGAACGTCCGACCATGCGAGGCGAGGGAATCTGGCCGATTAGGCCGGAGCGCATCAAATATTGGATGGAGTGGCCCATACCGCCAAAGGAGGAGCAACATGAAACCGATTAACGCAGAGGAAATCGTCCGTGTATTCAACGGATGGCTCGAGGAGGCGGACAGCCTCGTAGAGTGGGAGTCCATTAAGCACTGCATCGACCACATTCAGGACGCCCCAGCAGTCAGCCAGCAGGAACTCCGCAGCTATATGCTGCCGTGGTTTAGCCCGTTCGCAGCCCCGTGGTGTGGGAAGATTCAGCGCGCTTTCCCGAAAGCCTACGTCACCATGAACTTCGAGCTGATTCTCGTCCCGAGGACGAACACATACATCAGCCTCAACCACTGCAGCACCCCGGACGAGTTCAAAGTCAAAATCATCGAGAATTGCTCCCGTTTGGCAAGCAAGGGCTACTCGAAGCCTTTGCGCAAGGAGCATCTTGATGGCATCAACAAGCTGCTTGACACCAATTTCACGCAGGAGGACATGGAGTACATCTACACCTACCTCGGCAACGGCATCAAACACGAGCTGTGCATGAAGTTCGTCCAGAGCGGCTATGACCTCGGCGTCATCGACGAGGGATTGCAGGCAAAGGACGGGCAGGCATGAGAATTTGTTCATTAGAGAGCCGCGACGACACGGTCAAAAGAAGCGGCTCCGCAACCGTGGATTTGTCAAAGCACGAAGTTCGCCTGCTGGCCGATGCCCTTTACGAGACGACAAAGGGAAAGACGGGCGTTCCTGCAAAGAGAAAACTTGCGAGAGAGTTCAAGCTGCTAAACGCGCTGGTACAGCACGGCGGGTTAGATTCAGTTGAGGTATCTTCGCTCCAAAAAATCGACATGACGATAAAAGAGGAGAAAGAAATGCCATGAGCAAATATATCCTGTTTGAGTGGGTTGTTCCGACAGCTCTTGCGCTGCTGAGTGGAGGGCTCGTGGTTCTCATAATCGAAATCAACGAGTGGTTTGGCAGAAAAGAGGACAAGAGGCAAGAACGCCTCAAAAATGAAAAGCGGCAGCCAGCTAAAGAAAACAAAAAGGAGGCGGAAACGTGAAAGGGACGATTCGAGGCCGATGCCCGAAGTGCGGCGGGGAAATTATAGTTTCCGAGTATTATCAGACATCGCGAGATTACAAAGTTCGTATGAACGGGAAACTATCCAAACGGTACATCGTCACCGATGCTGGAAGCGTGAATGCAACGACAGCATCATGCGGCAGCCTTTGTGGCGCATACTGGGAAGATGAAGAGTTTTCCATCGGGCAAGACGGGACGTTCTACGACAATAAATACACAGAGGATGGACAGACATGAAAGAAAGACAAGTAGAAATCCTGCCCTGCCCGTTTTGCGGAGCGAATCCGTGCCGCATCGCAGAAAAAAGGGAGGTCGTCAATACCGAAACCGGTGAAGCGATAAGTAGTAATATCGGTATTACGTATTGGAAGCATCCCGAAACGCCTGATTGCATTTTGGGATTCGGGATGTTTTTTCTCGATACGCCAGACGACATCCAAAGGTGGAACAGCAGAACCGATAAAGCAAAATCTAACCCCGAAACTTGAAGATGATTCAAGCGCATTTCAATCTTTAACCATCAAATTTGAAAATTGGAGGACAAATTTATGTTTCCGCAGAGAAGAATGACGACCGACACCCCGGATGGGAATTACTCGCAGGCTCTCAATCTGTTCGTGCGCGGCGAGGATGGATGGGTGCAGATGCCCAGCCGGAGCATCAGCCTCAACGACTACATGAAGCAGCTTATCAAGGCGCACAACGCAGATATTGACACCGATGGAACGCCGGAGGAGTTCGATATGACCCTGTGCGAGCACCTGTTCGACGGCCCGGAGACCATTGAGGGCCTGCTGGCAGAGCACTACACCCTCTCGTGGGCTCTCGCCTCGTTGCGCGACAAGCTCAAGCACTACGAGGACGCGCTCATCCCGGAGATTATGCCGGAGGGCTTGCAGACCATCGACCGCGCCATCGGCACTTACGGCAAAGACGCCCAGCTCACCAAAGCTGTGGAGGAAATGTCGGAGCTCACCAAAGCTCTCTGCAAGCTCAAAGAGTGCAAGCGCAAGTATGATACCCCGTTCAACCGGGAGACGCAGGAAGTGTACTCGAACATCGAGGAGGAAACTGCTGATGTTTTCATCATGCTTGTGCAGCTCTTTGCAATTTTTAACCCTCACGAGCTGGTAAACATCACGAAAATCGTATGGGACAAGCTCGACCGGCTCAAGGATAATCTGGACAAAGAAGCAGCAAAGCAGGAGGAGTGCAAAGATGATACACCAGAATGTTGATTTATACATCTGCGAACATTGCCGCCTCGAGTTTTACGACGAGGAGGAGTGCTTGGAGCACGAAAAAACCCACTCGCCTCATTTCGATGGCTCGACGAACGAGGACATCGCTAAAGAGCTGGACGCGCTCGGTGCTAACGCTTGCAGCTTCCGGGTTGGAGATTGTGTTATGGGGATGACGGTCCACTCATTCAAAAATCTTATGAGCGTGGCGGCGAGAGCGTTGCGAGGAGGAGCGGACAATGCCGGAAAAAAGTGAGTTCGACAAGGCACTCGGCGAGCTGTACGACCTGACCGAGTGGGAGGACGCAGAGGCGGCCATCCGGGAGCTCCACGCGCGGGGGCCGGAAGTTGAGCGGCTCTATCTCGACAGCAAGATTCTCCCCGGAGAGCTGCGAGCCCTCGTTATGGCGAGTAACTGCCTCGAGCGTGAGTTCATCCATCGGCAGCTTGCTACCGGGCAGCCGCTTCACATGAATGTTTTATAGGAGACAGCACAATGAGCGATGATGGTATGTTTTGCCCGTACAAGAAAAGCACGAAACGGGAAGTGAGCTACTCGTGGATTAGCCGGACCGAGATTACAACGGAGCGTTTCGGCTGGTGCTCGGAAAAGAAGTGCATGGCCTACAACAACGGCCGGTGCAAGATGCTTGAGGAGGAGATGGCGCATGAGTAAAGAAACAAGATTCTGCCCGTTCATGCGCAAGCTCACGCGAGAGCACTGGCGCACAGCACAGGACCGCGTGGCGGAGAGCTACAAGGACAGGTTTGGCAAGTGCATCGGCGAGAAGTGCATGGCCTATGAGAATGGCCGCTGCAAGCGGCTGGAAAGAGAGGGAGCCCAGTGAAGAAAAGGAACTGCCGGATGACCGGTGAGGAGAAGAATGTACATGAGCGCGCCGTGAAGCTGCGCAAGATGACGGACGAGAAGCTCGTGGAGCACATCGACCACATCCGGGAGGAGGCCTACAACACCGGCTACTACGAAGCCGAGGCCCAGCGCGCATCGACCCCGGCCCCGGGCAAGACCCTGCAGCAGCTCCTCGAACAGCTCGACGCCGGAGAGTGCAAGGGCATCAAGAGCGCGACCGCCTACAAAATCGCAGAGTTCGCCCGAGAGCAGGGCTACCTCGAATGAGCGGCCCGGTAAAGGACCCGCTCCGGGCCTTGCAGGGAGCACGGAGCCGCGCGCAGGGCGGGAGGCTGGAAGAACAGATA